GAGAAATGTGGCAATATACTCATAAAGATATCCGTGTTAAAAACAATATTACATTTGGAAGAGATGTTAAGTAAATAATTTTTTATATTTGTTGTACCAACAAACTAGTATGAGTAAGAGTAAGAGTAACAGTAAGGATCCTATTACCCTTTTGGAAATCATTTCAAATAATGATAATACCTTTGAGATTAAGATGAGACAGGTTGATCAGAAATCTGTTCCTGTTCTGGTAGGCTTATTAGAGAAGGCAAAGTTTGAGTTATTATACTCTGACTTTGATGACACTGAAGAAGAACTTGATGATCTTCCAATAAATTTTAGTTCCAATAAATATGATGCGTAATGATTAAGAAGTTTATTAAAAAACCTGAGTATGTTCAAGCACTTGAATATATTGAGAATGACAGAGAGACTGTATTTGAATTATGTGGTGGTAAAGCAGAGTTTATTATACCATCTAATACTGGTCAGTTAACTTTATTTGTTCACTGTCCTTTAGGACCAAAGAAAGTAAGTCCTGGGGATTACATAGTGAAAGATGAGGTTGGTAATTTTGAGAGATATGCTCCGGGTGAGTTTCAAGAAAAATATTTTAGTGTAACCAAACATGATATACAATGAGTAAAACAAGTAACAAACAAAAGATTGAAGTCTTAAAAGGATGGCTTCATAATTTAGTAATCGTTAAATCTAAAAAGTAATGAGTGAAACAGTAGTACAAATTCCAGAAGGAGTGGTAGGATTAAATGAAACAAAGGTGCTTTCATTTGGTGAACAGTTAGTAGGTATAGAGTTTAATCCAAGTAATGATGCTGGGGTAGCTAAAGTAAAAGAATTATGTGCTGAGTTGGCAAACATTCTTAAAGATAGTTACACCAATGATACATCTAAGGGGCCTATTAAGAGCTTGCTATTTGATCATGCTGTAGGAGAGTTAGTAAGTGCACAGATGGCAATAGTAAAAGTAATAACGTTTAAATAAAAAACAATGAAACAATTATTTGGAAAAAGAATCTTGATCAATGTACCAGAGATTGAGAAAGCAGTGATAGAGTTATCACCAGCACAAGAAGCAGAGCGCGAAAAAGAAGCTATCAAAAAATGGACAGAGCTTGAGGTATTTGCCGTGGGTGATGAAGTAGAGAAAGTTCAAGTGGGAGACAAAGTATATGTACAGACATATGCATTGGAAGGAGCTGAGAAAATCATGCTTGATGAGAAAATGAAATTATTAGTGAAAGAGTTTGACATTGCATTTAAATACTAAGTATGGTAGACTACGAACAATATATGATTAACACAAGAAACCAAATGTTGAAGGAAAGAATGAAAGAAGCAAACATTCCTACAGTAGGTGCCGTATATGCACCAAACCAAGGTAAAGAAACATTACTATGTGAAAAGTTAGAAGCTATCAGACCTGCACATTATGGTGGGGCTGAAAACCCATATGAGGTGTTTAACGTGCTTGAAGCTTGGAAACTTGACAAAGACTTTTATCTTGGTAATGTTATTAAGTATATTGCGCGTGCTGGTAAGAAAGATCCTGCAAAAGAAAAAGAAGATTTACAAAAAGCTTTAGTATATTTGCGGAGAAGAATTGATAGTTTATGAAATATGCAATCTATACATTAACATTACTTTTATTATTTGTAATGTTTCAAGCACAAGACAAGATACGGAAACCTAGATTTAACCGTATGTATAATGTATGGCAAGAAGATGAGGAAGCTATCAAGATAGCAAATGGTATATTAGTGTTGATGTTAGCTATTGCATTTCTGTTAGGACTATTTATGTAATAAGATTATTTATTTATATTAAGCCTTTGGTAATTATCCCAAAGGCTTTTTTTTATGCAAATTTTTTTGTATATTATTATGTAACATTTAAAATTTAGAAATCATGCCACAACAATTTATACCTCAATCTCCAGATGAGTTTTTAACTTCAGAAAGTCAAATGTCTTTAATAAAATTTGGACACATTAACTTTTTATTAAATCAAGTAAACAATAATGTTTATGCTAACAATGCAGCAGCATTAGCAGGTGGTTTAAAAAAAGGAGATTTTTATAGAACAACAACTGGTCAAGTATTCATAGTAATCTAATTTACCATGAGTTTCTTAGGGCAATTTAGTTTTGGATATCCTGTAATATCTAGAAACATTATTAGTACTCCTCCTGATGGTTCAGTATTTCCTTTATCAGTAGGGAGTAGTTTACAAGGTAATATCCTTGGTATAACATTTTCAGATTTAAGAGATGCTATACAAAGTGGTACTGCTTATGATTATAACTTTGCTGTTACTGGAGAAAATGAATCTATAGTTACTACTGTAGATAAAATTACTGTATACGCAACTAGAGATTTTAAGGTAAGTGAAATAGGTTATTCAATAGTTAATGTTGGATCTGGTGTATCAAGTATGAGTGTAACTGTTAAGAAAAACGGTGGTACAGCAAATGCTTATGTGCTACCTTCTATTACACCAATACAGTACAATACATTAGGTTCCCCTTTAATTTTTGCAAAAGGTGATGCTATTGCTATTAACATGTCTGTGACTGCAACAGTACCTCCAAAAGGATTAAAGATTTATTTAATTGGTGAAACAATATAAGTAATATGTATTATCTAATTAATCCAACATTGTTAAATGATCCAATTAAAGTATTGGATCAGTTTCCTAACTTTGACTATGTTTGGTCTTTAAAGTTGGAAAACTCTGCATATGCTGGAAGTTGTATAGCAGTAAGAAGATCTTCTGATGGTGTTGTACAAAACTTTGGATTTACAGCTAATGGAGATTTAGACACTGCTGCAATTACCACATTTGTTGGTGCTAATACTGGATTTGTTACTACATTTTATGGACAAAAAGGAGGTATTAACTTAACACAACCTTCTGGTACAAATCAACCTACTATTGTTTCAGCAGGTGTATTAAACACTAAAAATGGTAGACCTATAATTAACTTTGCTGGAAATCAGTACTTACAAAACTTAACTATTGGTTTAACAAGGTTAGATGAAAGAGTGCAGTTTGTTGTATTTGAAGAAACTACTGCTGTTGATAATGCTGGTGTTTTAACATATGCTCCAACAACAGGAAATGATTTTAATCAAACAAACTCTGGTTCTTTAAATACTAGAAAAGCTGGAACAGGATTTAACACTCAACTTACAACAGGAGGTACAAATGTATTTGTAAACTTAGCAGGTTCAACATCACCAGCTGGAGTTTGTCCACATAACGTTACATGTGTAAGAAATTTTGGTTTAAGTACATTTGCAAATAGAAATGACGCAAATGAAAATTCTGCTTCTCATAGTTATCCAGCAAATCAGTTTAATTCTGGAGGATTCTATGTTGGTGTAGCATACAGAACAAGTGCAGTAAGTTTAACAAGATCTTTAAGAGGTGGTATATCATCTATTATTATTGCAAACAATAATACTTATACAAATGATACCTACACCATATCATCAAGTTTAATTAAATACTGGAACATATGACAGGTTATAAATTTATAAATGAAGCTGATGCAATTGCTGCTGTAGCTTTAGTAAATACACACTACGGGTATCCGCGTGAAGATGACCCTGTAACCATTACCTGGACTCAGTACTTTCCTAATGTAGAACATGAGTCTGATATGTTTTATTACATTCCTTATGATGAATCATTAGATGTTGTATTGGGTAAACCTGTAAAAATATAAAACTGATTATGAACAATGAATTAACAGAACAAGAAAAATTACAAGCAATTAATACTGCACATGATAGTGTAATATTAATCAAGCAGTTGAGAGCTAAAGGTAATTTATCATCATATGAGTTAGATAGATTAGCAGACAATGTTCAAAACATAAATAGTATACTGGCTTATGACTGGTTTGTTGAAATTTTAACTCCTGCACAAAAAACAGAGTTAGAAAGTTTAGTATAAGTTTAAATTTATTATATTTACAAATTGTAATTATAAACCAAAAAAAGTTAAACTATGAACCCAACAAATGCAGTTAAAATTATTGAGCAAGCATTGAATGCAGCAACAGTAAAAGGTGTATACACACTAACAGACACTAATCAAATCTTGTTAGCATTAAATGTAATACATGGATTAGTACCTAAAGAAGAACCTGTTTTAGATGTTGTAACTGAATAGTCTTTGCTTGACTCCTTTCAAACCCTGGATAACTTCTGGGGTTTTTTGCTTTTGTCAATTTTTTTATTTATATTAATACATATAGTCTAAATATTTTTGATATGTCAATAGGAAATTTAAAAGATACTGGTAATTTAGGTAATAACTTTCCCTATCAATATAAAGTATTACAAGGTTTACAAGGTATTATTGATACTATTGCTGGTGGAGGAAGTAGTAATGTAACAATTATTAATCCGCTTGGTCAAAATGTTATGGCTAATAGTTTACCAGTTGTTCTTGCTTCAAATCAAACTGGTGCAGCAAGAACTCCAGGTTTTATAAGAACAACTTCATCAGGGACAATTGGTGTTATAACTTATAGTGTATCTGTTTCAAATGTGGGATCAAATAATGGAACTTTTTTAGGTGTTACTATTAAACCGGGAGAAACTCTTAATTTTAATGCTGATGCCATAAATAATTATTATACAAGTGGTACATTTGCTTATAATGGTACAGGGACAGAGTTAATAATAATTTATAATTCTTAATATAATGAGTTCTCAGATAAATATAACAAATAGATTATCTGTTCAAGATGAAGGTGTTACAGTAACAACTAATGCTAAAAACCTTAATTTTGTCGGTGCAGGTGTTACTGCTACATCAGTAAATGAAGATGTAACAGTAACTATTACTGACGGGGGTGTTACCAGTGTTGGTTTATCAATGCCTTCTGCATTTACAGTAACTAATTCACCAATTATTACATCTGGTACAATAGGTGTAACTGGGGCTGGAACAACAGCTCAATATATTAGAGGAGACGGTAGTCTTGCTAATTTTCCAAATTCAACAGGTGGTGGTTCATCAGTTAGTTATTACCTTAATGGTAGTATATCTCAAGGTATATTTGGTGGAGATACTTATTATCAAATGAGTAAAACACCAATACTTGGAGCAGGTACTAATTTTATAAGAACAAATGGTTCAGGTGATGGTTATATTGCATCATTTATAACTGATGTAGGAGATCCTGGTCAATTAAATATACCCGGGGGTAATTGGAATTTAGAGATTTATTTTAATTCATCTGCATCAGGTGGTACACCTAGTTTTTATGTTGAACTTTATAAAGTAAGTATAACCAATGTTTTTACACTTATTGCAAGTGATTCTCTCAATCCTGAAGGTATTACAAATGGTACAGTTATTGACCAATACTATACTGCAATTCCTGTACCACAAACTTCATTACTTATTACTGATAGATTAGCAGTTAGAATATATGTAATTACAGGTGGAAGAACTATTACATTACATACAGAAAACGGAAATCTTTGTCAGATAATTACAACATTTACAACTGGTTTAACAGCTTTAAATGGATTAACAGCTCAAGTTCAAAACTTAGCAGTAGGTACTACAGGTACAGATTTTGGAATAAGTTCGGTTGGAACAACTCACACATTTAATTTACCTACAGCTTCAGCTACTAATAGAGGTGCTTTAAGTTCAGCTAATTGGACAACTTTTAATAATAAAGTAGATGGTTCAGGTACAGTAGATAGAGTAACAAAATGGACTGGTACTTCTACTATTGGTAATGGAACTCTTTATGATAACGGTTCACAACTTAGTAATAATGGTAGTTATGTATCAGGTACTGTTTTAAGTATTACATCTGGTTTTACAAATACAAATGGTATAAATGTTTTTGCCGGTGGTTCTGCGATAGTAGGTAGTACTTTTGCAGATAACAGTACAGCAATTGCTGGTTATGCTACTGAGGGTATTGGTGTATTAGGTTCATCAATAGGACCTGGTTCAGGTTTTAGTAGTAACAATACTGGTGTAAAAGGTATTGCTACATATACTGATTTGCCAGCAACAGGTATACAAATAGGTGGTAGATTTGAAGCATCGGGTGGTGCAAGTAATTATGCAGTATTATTAAAAGATGGTACAGAAGGTGTAGGTAAGTTTTTAAAATCAGTCACAAGTTCTGGTGGTGCTAACTGGGCAACGTTAACAGTATCAGACACAGGATTAACATTAAATACTACTGGTACAACTGGTCCAGCAACATTAGTTGGTAATACATTGAGTATACCTCAACATACAGAAGCTGTTGCATTTTCACCTCAAGATGTATCATCTGCTGATACTGCACCAACTGCAGCATCCACTCAGTATTATTATCAAACAATAAGTACTGTTACAGGAACTATATCTAAAGTAAAACTCTGGGGTTTTTCCGGATCGGATTTGGTTAGGTTTGGTATTTACAGAGGAACTTTAGGTGGAACAATGACATTGATAGGTCAAGGATCTTTAACTTGTGGAATTGGTCCAAATGAAATATCACTTACAGCTGAAGTAGGACAAAACTTAAAATTAGTTGTTGGAGAAAATCTTGTTGTAGGTTACTATGCTGATGGAACCAGCTGGCGAACAATATATGATACAGGGATTGCTGATGCAGTATTTGGAATAACTAACACAGCAAATATAACAACCATGCCGGCAACACCAACTGGTACAGCTACAGGAATTAGATTTGCATGTACATTATACTCATAAAATTAAAAACTGAACATACAAAAATCAGTTTATTTTTAATTAAAAATAAAGACAATGTCAATAGGGAACTTAAAAGATACAGGAAATCAGGGAAATAATTATCCGTATCAAATGAAAACATTATTGGGTCTTCAGCAAATAGCTGATAATATTTCTAATATTGCTCCTCCTGGTGGTGCTGCTACAGAAACAACTCTATTAATAGTTGAAGCATTTGTGGAAACTATTAAGAAGAATTCTATTTCTAAAATTGGAAGGATTCAAGGCTCAGCTAACTATAATAGAGTTTTAGCATATAATGGTGATAATGATGTTACAAGTGTTACTCATTCAGGAACTACTGAATATGGTATAGAAACTATTATAGAAACTTTTACATATGATGTAAATGGTAATGTAACACAAATACAATATTCATAATTATGTCAAATAGAAATAACGGAATAAAAAATAAATACAATCCTGTATCTGGTGAATTTGACTTAGTAAATTCAATACCAGATATAAGTTATGTACATACTCAATCTACTCCGGAAACAGTTTGGGTTGTTCAACATAATCTAAATACTAAATGTTCAGTGCAAGTAGTAGATGAAGATAAAAATGAAATCATTGCACAAATTGACTGGATAAATAACAATACTGTAAACATAACATTTAATATTCCAGTTTCTGGATATGTTTATTGCAATTGATAAAATAAAACATTAT